CGTATATAGTAGAAATATTAAGGAAAATCTAATGAAAAAATTTACGGAATTTGTAAATGAAGAAGGAGAAGGAGCGGTTCCAGCAAACGCAGTTGGAACTGGCGCGGGTGTTGCTGGCTTGACTGGTGATCCTCCTGTTTCAAAGAAAAAACAACGCGAATATCAAAATCAAAATATAATCAAAGCAAAATCATTGCAAAAATGATTCCGTATGGGCTTTATATAAAGATAGGACTAGTAGCAACGCTCGTATTAGTCCTATCTTTTTTTTACATTGATTATAAAAGATTGCAAGGAAAAGCAATTGACCTTTCAAAACAAGTTGAAAATTTTCAATCTGAAATTATGATTCAACAAGAGCAAATACATACGTTACAAAATAGTTTTGAAAAACAAAAAACAGTAAGACAAGAATTAAATAAAGAAATTAAAATTGTAACTAGAGAAATCGATTCACTACAAAAAAAAGTTTTAGAGCACGATGTTGCTTTTCTTGCAAGTAAGAAACCTATATTAATTCAAAATGCTATAAATAATGGTACTGCGGAAATGGTAAGATGCATGGAATTAGCTACAGGGGCTGAAGCAAAAGCAAATGAAAAAAATAAAACTTGCCCTAGTCTTATCATTAATAAGTAGTTTAATAGGATGTGTTCGAGCTCCTATTAAACCAACTCCCGATGTGCCTCGTATAGATATAGAACTTCCTGAACCTTTATCATTAGATTCGATTAAATGGATGGTTATCACAAAGGATAACTATCTAGACATACTTAAATCATCAGAAAATAAAAAAGGACTTGTTTTTCTTGTGGCGTTGGATGAAGAAGGATATAAGAAACTGGCTTTAAACAACACAAAAGTTTTAAGATATATAAGAGAACAAAAGAGTGTGATAGCTGCATATAGAAAATATTATGAAAGTAAAACTCAAAAATAAGAAAAACAGTCTATGGATACTCAAGAACTATCAACTAAGGTTGCTATTTTAGAAAGAGACATGTCACGTGTCTCTTTGATTATAGATAAATTAGATGCGACGATTGATAAGCTGTCTGATTTTTCATCATCTATAAAAGAGCTTTTAGCTGTTCATGATCATAAGCTCCAAGTCCAGATAGAAGTAAATAACGAAATATACTCATTGATACGAGATCTTAAAGATGAGAATCACAGAGATCATCTTGAAACAAAACAGCAAATACAAATCCTTTCGCGCCGCATGGATGCATTTGAAAGATGGAAGTATACATTGATAGGTGGTGCTATTGTTGTAGGTTTCTTTTTGTCTAAAGCTATCTCTGAAGTAGGGTTTACATAAAATATATTTGGTTGTATAATCTAGCTATGCAATATAATATAGTGATAGACAATGAGTATTTGGATAGATGATAAGTATGTTAATCTCATCTCAGCTAGACTGCCAAGGTTCAAGCGGAAGAACCAGAACTTATACAACTTCAGGTGTCCTATCTGTGGTGACTCTGAAAGAAGTAATACAAAGGCACGCGGCTGGATCTTTGAGAAGTCTGGTAAGCTAAGGTTCTACTGCCACAACTGCAGCGCTTCAATGCTGGTTGGCGGATTCATAAAGCAATTGGATCCAACTCTATATCTAGACTATCAGCGTGAGAAGTTTATTGAGAACAACTTAGTCAATCCAGTAGTTGAATCCAAGCCCGACATAACTAAGATGGCAGCGCCTAAGTTCATGTCTGGTGACTCTCCATTGAAGAGTTTAAAGAAAGTTTCGTCCTTACCCATAGATCATCCCTTTAAGAAGTATGTGATGTCGAGGAAGATACCGTCTCAGCATCACTATAGAATATTCTATTGTCCGTCGTTTAAAAAATGGGTTAACACATTCATACCAAATAAGTTCGATGAGGAGAAGGATTCACCACGACTAATCCTCCCATTCCTTGATCGTGAAAAAGTTTTCTTTGGGTGTCAGGGCAGAAGCTTATCTGACAAGTCCGTTAAATATATAACGGTACTCAAGGATGAAACTAAACCAAAGATTTTTGGGCTTGATACGTGTGACATAACGAAACAGTTCTATGTGTTTGAGGGTCCTATAGACTCGTTGTTCTTTGATAACGCTATCGCGATGTGTGGGTCTGACTTAACGAAGTCGATAGATATAGATAAGTCCAAAGCAACGATAGTGTTTGACAACGAGCCAAGGTCTGTACAGATTGTAAAGAAGATCGAGAAATATATAGACAACGGTTATAAAGTTTGTTTATGGCCTGGGAGTGTAAAGGGTAAAGACGTGAATGAGATGATACTTAATGGTCATGAGCCTGAAGAGTTAAAGATCATCGTTGATAAAAATTCATTCAGTGGCCTTGATGCTAAGTTAAATATACAAGTGTGGAGAAAATGCTAATGAGTCTTGACGGTGAAGAACTTTGGGCTAGTGAAGTGATTGACCAACACGCAAAGCGTCCTGTTAGGTTGGTTAGTTATTCGGTTATTGACTACGATTACTCTTGCAACGTCGGCGTAGATCAAGACATTGGCTGTGAGGACTTGATTGCTTTTTGCGCTAGGGTAAGTAATCCAAGCAACCAAAACAATGTACAAACTTCTGAAAAGTTGATACAATACTTAGTAAGGAACAAGCACTGGTCTCCCTTTGAAATGGTCAACGCTTGTCTTGAGATAACTACAACAAGGGACATCGCCAGACAAATACTTAGACACAGGTCGTTCTCTTTCCAAGAGTTTAGTCAGAGGTACGCAAACCCAGTGGATGAACTCTCGTTTGTTCAGCGAGAAGCTAGACTTCAAGATATAAAGAATCGTCAGAACTCAATCGAGATCAACGACGAAACTCTCCATTCAAACTGGAAGATGTTTCAGGATGAGATCATCGGGTATGCTAAGCATGCATATGAGTGGGCGATAAACAACGGTATCGCTAAGGAAGTAGCCAGATCGGTTTTACCAGAAGGACTGGTGTTGTCTAAGATGTATATGAATGGGTCGATTCGCTCGTGGATTCATTACATTGAAGTGAGGAGCGACCCGTCAACACAGAAAGAACACAGGATTATCGCACAACAGTGTGCGTATGAGTTAGCCGGCATCATACCAAATATTTCAAAACAACTAATCAAAGCATAACAATCGAGGGATCTTTATGACATCAAAAGTCAACTACATGGGAATTGAGATGGACTACACACGTGACTCCCTCTTTGATGAACTAGGTCTTAAGCGACTTAAAGAGTCTTATATGCTTGATACGGAAACATCACCACAAGAAAGGTTTGCGTATGTTTCGAAAACTTTTTCTACCAATATGGGACACGCTCAGAGACTTTACGACTATAGTAGCCGTCACTGGCTTTCTTACTCTACTCCTATCTTGTCATTTGGTCGTAGTAAGCATGGATTACCTATTTCATGCTTTCTACCATACTTGCACGACACAGCTGAAGGCCTTGTGGACTGCTTGTCAGAAGTCAACTGGCTGTCTATGCTTGGTGGCGGCATTGGTATCGGGATTGGGATTCGTTCTTCTGATGAAAAGTCTACAGGTGTTATGCCACACCTTAAAATCTATGATGCTTCTTCTCTAGCTTATCGACAAGGTAAAACCCGTCGAGGCTCATACGCCGCATATCTTGACATCTCACACCCCGATATTGTGATGTTCATGGACATGCGAAAGCCTACCGGCGATCCAAATATGCGTGCATTGAACTTACATCACGGGGTCAATATAACTGACGACTTCATGCAACTTATTGAAAAGTGCATGCTGGATCCCAATGCTGATGATTCGTGGAATCTAGTGGATCCTCACTCAAAAGAAGTCAGGGAAATTGTTTCTGCTAAAGAACTTTGGCAGAAGATCTTAGAAATAAGAATGCTTACAGGTGAACCCTATATCCATTTTATTGATACTTCGAACCGGCACCTACCTGAATGGCAGAAGAAGCTAGGACTTTCTATCAAGCAGTCTAATCTCTGTTCTGAGATCGTACTTCCTACAGATGAAAAGCGAACTGCTGTTTGTTGTCTTTCATCTTTGAATCTAGAATACTATGATGAATGGAAAGACAACAAACAGTTTCTACGTGATGTGGCTGAGATGCTCGATAACGTATTGGAGTACTTCATAACACATGCACCAAACTCAATCAGGCGTGCAAAGTATTCAGCTATGCGTGAACGATCAATTGGTGTCGGTGCACTAGGGTTTCACGCATACTTGCAGAAGAAGAACATCCCATGGGAAACTCCTATGGCGATTGGCACAAATAAGAAAATGTTCAAGCATATCTTTGAAGGATTAAATAAAGCTAATCTTGAATTAGGCTCAGAAAGAGGTGAAGCTCCTGATGCAAAAGGAACAGGACGAAGGTTCTGCCACACGATGGCAATTGCACCAAATGCTTCTAGTTCAATCATCATGGGTAACACCTCACCATCAGTTGAGCCATACCGCGCAAACGCGTTCAGACAGGACACACTTTCCGGTGCTTCGTTCTACAAGAACAAATATCTAGATCAACTCATTAAAAAATACTGTGAAGAAAATAAGAAACTTGATTACGATGATGTTTGGTCAACCATCATTGCAAACGACGGTTCTGTACAACATCTAGATTTTCTAACGGACTGGGAACGCGATACATTTAAGACGTCTATGGAAATTGATCAAAGATGGGTGATTGAACACGCAGCAGATCGTCAAGAATTTATCGATCAAGCACAGTCGCTTAACTTGTTCTTCCGGCCGAACATAAATATTAAGTATCTTCACGCCGTTCACTTTTTAGCATGGAAGCGTGGCTTAAAGACTCTTTATTATTGCCGATCAGAGAAGATTGGTAAAGCTGATAAAGTGGCTAAGAAGATAGAAAGACAGATCATAGAAGAAATTGATCTGAAGCAATTAACTGAAGGAGAAGCTTGCTTAGCGTGCGAGGGCTAATGGACAACAAGATAATTTTATTAGCTGATGTGTATAAGATGCGAGAAGAGAAGCAAAAAGAGCTTGCATTTTATACTGAAAAGCTTAAAGAACTAGAATCAAAATTATTCTTTATCAACAAAGAAATACAAATAACCACCTTCATAATCGATATGATCGAGCGCGAGAAGGTTCACACAATCGGGTACACGGAAAATGATTAAAAAAACAGAACTAAAGCTTACCGACGAACGCAATTTCTTTAAGCCTTTCAGTTATCCATGGGCCTATGATTCATGGCTCAAGCACGAACAATCGCATTGGATTCATCTGGAAGTTCCAATGATTGATGATGTAAAGGATTGGAAGAAGAGGCTTACAAATGAAGAGAAGAAGTTTCTTACAAACATTTTTAGATTTTTTACACAGGGAGATATTGACGTTGCTGGCGGCTACGTTAATAATTACCTTCCTTATTTTCCTCAACCTGAAGTGAGAATGATGTTGTGTGGTTTTGCTGCAAGAGAAGCACTACACGTTGCAGCTTACTCACATCTAATTGAAACTTTAGGAATGCCTGAATCGACCTATAATGAATTCATGCAGTATGAAGAAATGAAAGCTAAGCATGATTTTTTTACTAAGTTAGCCGGTCAAGACGCAAACACAATTGCACAACAAATTGCGGCCTTCTCTGCCTTCACTGAGGGTATGCAATTGTTCTCTTCATTCATCATGCTATTAAACTTTCCTCGTCATGGCAAGATGAAGGGCATGGGGCAGATTATCACATGGTCAATTGTTGACGAAACTATTCATGCTGAATCAATGATTAAGCTATTCAGAACCTTCGTAGAAGAGAATCGAGACATTTGGAATGATAAACTTAAGGCAGACATTTACAAAATTGCAGAAAAAATGGTGGAACTGGAAGACAAATTCATCGACCTCGCATTCTCTATGGGCGACATGGAAAACTTATCAAGTGATGATGTTAAGCACTATATTCGGTATATTGCTGATAGGCGTCTCATTAGTCTTGGGCTCAAAGGAATTAATAAAGTCAAAAAGAACCCGCTTCCATGGGTAGAAACAATGATTAATGCACCAATTCATACTAATTTCTTTGAGAATAGAGCAACAGACTATGCAAAGGGCGCCTTATCTGGATCCTGGGAAGAAGTATGGGCGAATTAGTTACAAAGCTAATAGTTGAATATAATTATTATATTATGTGTGCTATGATAACGGCATTTGCATATCTACTTAATAAGATTAAATGAAATAAATAACAACATCTACTAGAGGTGTTGTTATGTGGTTGTTTGAAGAAAAAGAATTTAATCATGATTTAGCTCAAGAATATTACGGCTTCGTTTACCTTATAGAAAATATAGAAACGGGTAAACGATATATTGGTCGTAAATACTTCACCAAAGCTTCTTCAAAACAAGTCAAAGGCAAAAAGAAACGTTGCCGTAAAGAATCTGATTGGAAAGACTACTGGGGTTCTTCTCAACGTCTTCTAACAGAAATAGAATCTTTAGGAAAAGATAAGTTTAAGAGAACAATCTTACGACTGTGTACAACTAGAGGTGAATGTAACTATTGGGAAGCTAAACTTCAATTCATGCACAACGTACTAGAGAATGATCTCTATTACAACGATAATATCATGATGAAGTTTACACGAAGGAACATCGGTCTATAAATGGCTAAGTGGTTCAAAAGATCAAAAAGATCAGGAATCACTTACACAGCATACTTAGACGGCAAACCTACTACGTGGTCGCAGTCATATAAAGATGGATCTACTCGCACAACATATACTCATCGCAACGGTCGCGTTACTGTTACTAAAACGACTAAACAAGGCGGTTACAGCAAGATAGAGAAACATGTTCAAAATAAAAAACAAAAACCTAAGAAATATAAGGCTTGGAAATCAAGTCATCACACTAAGTGGAATAAACCGGTTAGATTACGTAAACCAAAAGCAATAAGAGCTAAGAGCGTAAATATATCATTTAAAACCATCATGTTACTCTTTTTATTTTGTCTGTCTCCGCTTATTATCGATATAATCAAAACAGTATTCAATTAATGGTGTACATATTTTTTTATTATGGGTAGTATATATCCATAATCTGCCCATAGCTCAGTAGGATAGAGCAACAGCCTTCTAAGCTGTTGGTCGGGGGTTCGAATCCCTCTGGGCAGGCCAAACATTGCCTCGGTGGTGGAATAGGTAGACACAAGGGACTTAAAATCCCTCGGAGAAATCCGTGCCGGTTCGAGTCCGGCTCGAGGTACCAAATTTAATGAATAACGCTCCAGTAGCTCAGGGGTGAGAGCAGACGGCTTATATCCGTCCGGTCGGTGGTTCAATTCCATCCTGGAGCACCAAATGTAATAGGGCCTTTAGCTCAATT